GCCCCATGCTATCAAGCACAGCCGGAACATACCAAGCGATTTATGGTCGTAAAGTATGGTCGCAATTGAACCAAGAGTTCAACGCATTTTCAATTCTACCAAAGCGACCGTGGGAACGCAGTGGATGGCGAGTCATCACTGCACGACCTTCGTTCACTGTTGGTGGCGGCGTTGCAGAAAACGCAACACTACCGGACACTACCAAACCTACCTTCCAACACATCGCCGCAAAGCCAAAGACGATTGTTCACACATTCGACATGAGCGAAACTGCAATGTTCCTTGCTGACAAGGATGACGGACTGGGCGACATTCGCTCAATCCTCAAGGAAGAAATGGGTAAGCACCACGCCGAGCATATCAACAAGATGCTTCTTGTAGACAAGGCTACTGTTGCTGGTAACGATTTCGAGTCTCTTGACCGAATTACTACTGGTGCATCTGCTGGCTCCAATGAAGATATTTACTCGATTGACCGCAGTGCAAACTCTTGGTCTTTGGCTGAACACGATGAGAACTCCGGTACTGACCGAACTCTTTCACTCGACCACTTGGACACAATATTTCAAAAGTGCTGGACTCGTGGTGGCAATCCAAAGGTTATCCTCACTGGATATGACACCTTGATGCGACTTCAACAACTTCTCCAATCGCAACAGCGATTCATGGAGGAAAAGCGTATCACCCCTACCTACAACGGTGTTAAGGGTGTACCGGGAATTGAAGCAGGATTTATCGTTGCAACTTACAACGGTGTCCCTATCATCCCATCTAAGGATGTTCAAGCAGACACATTGAGCCGTATGTATTTCCTCGACACGGATTACCTCTACTTCTCTACTGCTATCCCAACGCAATACTTTGAATCCGGTATCGAAACCGGCGACCCATTCGCAATCAACCGTCTTGGACAAGAAGGAATGTACCGAACTATGGGAGAACTATGGACTACTTTCTTCGGAGGACACGCTTCTATTCGTGACCTAAAGTGATGGTGATTGAGAAAAAAATAAAAAAATGGAGTGATAATAAATGGCACACAGTAATTTAACAGTAACGACAACATATTTGGACATTGCAATCGGTGGTAACACACCCGGCGCACCTCAACTTGTTCCTAATGCAGATGGAACAGTTGGTGACAACACAGCATGGCTTTCCGGCACAGCCGCCGCAGGGACTTACCCCGGCGCACTTACCGGTTTTCAAGCGGTAAACTCAAGCAGTAACAAACCCGTTTCCGGTCTAAGACTTGTTTCCGTTCTCTTAACAGGAGACACAGGAACAGCACACACCTTTGATGTGAATGCATACGACAGTGGACTAAGCAAGGTTTACGCTTTGCTATCCCTTGTCAACGATACCGACACTGACGAATCCTTGTTAGCGGCGGCTACCGTTGTTGCACACGAATCGGGTACAATTGCATACACTACTGGTGGAAACACCGATGTAGTGCTACTTACTGCAATAGTCGGTTGAGGTGGGCTACTTGCCTACTGTTACCTTTTTGGGACCGTTTTTTGAACGACCAATGCGACATGCAATGGGTATGTGGACTCGTGGTGAAGTTGTCGAAGTTAGTCAACAATGGCTTGACGAATGGCGACATACACTACCTGCTTCTCGCTTCTTAATTGAAGGAGAATCCATAGACCAAGGTAATGATGGCTTGCCCGACACAGGGTGGAGTCGAAAAGACATTATCGCATGGCTAAAGGATAAAAATATCTCTACAGGTAGCGGTTATCTCACAAAGACAGCCGGATTAAAACTTGTAGAAGAACACTTGAATCCTACCCCAGTTGAGGAAACTTTAAGTCAAGTCGATGACACCACAAAAATAACAGGAGATGAAGAACAATGACAATGACAATAGATACGAGAACACATGTAATGGGCGATATGCTCATGATAACGGGAACTTTCACTGGTGGACAAGCAGAACTATCTTTCGATGGACTTCTTTCTACAGTGTTTGCCGCAGGTGGACACATAACTTCACAGTATAACACCGGTATTCTAGTTAATGAGGGTGATGGAGTAACTGTCGGAGAAACTGCAATTACTGTCGATACAGTTGATGCACGATTACATTTCAATATAGGAGAAACAGTTTATGACATCAATGGCGCAAAAGTTGGTGTAATCACAGCACTAGCCGCAACCACAGTCACTATTGGCGCAGGTTCTTTAGTTGCAATGCTTGACGATGAACCTCTTTTGAAACACGGTGCTAACACAAGTGCGGTAACATTGACTGATGATAGTTTAAAAGTCGATATTGATGAAGTAAACAAGTTAATTATCTTAGGAAATGGTAATCTTGGTGCAACCAGTACGGATGCGACAACCAATACAGGTCGCTTTTGGATTCTCGGTCAACGCTGATGGCGGTGACTTAGATGGCATCATTAACCAAAATTGGCGTAAAGTGCTTCGGCCCTTTCTCCCCTAAAGAAGTCAATGCTGCGGCTACATGGGCGGCTACTGTTCAAGGTCTTATTCAAGCGGTGGCTGATTCAAGCAGTACGAGTTCTGTAATTGATACCGAAGTATTCCCTGTGTTGGGTAATGTTTTTGTCATGGTGACATACCAACTCGCTTGAGGTGAGTAGGTATGGGATTCGATGTTCGTTCTCTTGACCTTAGCGACATGGTTCGCTCCGAGAAGCAAGGCGTTAAAGTTGATACTGACTACGGTTCTTCGGCTGTAACGAATGAACAAAACCCACTCAAGGGTATTACATCTCAACAGCGTAACCGCAATCGTAATATCGGTGATGTGTTGAACATAGGTTCGGGTACACGCTGTACACACTGCGGCTTTCTTCATTTCTTATGGAGAGCCACATGTGCTACTTGCGATAAACCAATGGAATACAATTTAGCCACTCGTGATGAAAAAAATAGAATGTGATACTATGAAAGTACTAATTAAAGCCGTAATGCCTCACCGACAGAAAGTTCTTACTCAAGACGGCCAAGAAATGCGCCTTCAACAATGGGCGAACAAGCAAGCCGCTTCTTCTCTTCGTGATGCTGGCGGCGATGCTCAAGGTGAACAATTCTCACAGTCTCGTGATATGCTCATGAGAGATGCTGTAGAGAACCCGGAGAAGCATGGACTCAAGTTTATGGGCGAGAGGCTACCCTTTGAGGGGCAAAACCTCCAAGAATCACTTAGTGAACCTACTTTTGACAACGAGGCTGATAAAGAAATAGCGGATTTTCACCATGAAGAAGAATTACGCACTTATGGTAAGGATGAAAGCGAAATAGAAAGGGATGCTCGTTATCCGGGTGGTGTTAAATTACCCGGAGAAGAATTGCCTAATTTGTTTGACAGTGAAGGTAAACTCCGTGATGGTATGCCGCCCGAAGAAGAAGGTTTTCTTCAAGCAAACAACAAGGTGACTTGGAAGGATATGCCCTCCGAAGAAAGAACAAAGGAACTATTACAACAAGAAGAAGAGTTCAACCCCGATAAAGAGGCTGAACACATGCGCCGTATCATGACCTCTCGCCAAGTTCCTATGCGTGATACTTGGAGTATATTGAAAAATCTACAATTCCCTGCTGATGCTGGTAATAGACGAGAGTTTCAACGAATGCCCGGTGAAGAACACGGCCCTAATGACAAGTTTTTCCGATATGGTGAAGACCCTTATGTACCGAAAGGACACGGTGAGAACCCAATGCGGGCAGAAAGACCACATCCTTACAGTCAATTAGGGGCTAATGTAATGGAGGATTACCAACTCATGCAAGAAGAACCCGAAGACAACCAACTTCTTACCCCCGATGAATTAGCATTTGCTCAACTCATTGCTGAAAATGACATGCAAATGCCACCTGCGGCAAGAATACCAGCACCTACACTACGACAAGGAATGAATCAGTATAATCCACCCATTAAGACCTCCCGCCAAGTTCCTATGCGTGATGCTTGGAGCGTGTTGAAAAATGATTTCTTTAATCCACCGGAAGTTCCATGTGCTAAATGTGGAAAGCCGACTGAACCAATGATGTATTACGGTTCT